TGGTATATTTATCAAGTAAGATGGCACAAAGACAAGTTCCTATTACAAGATTGGGTAAATTCTTCGGTGGGGAGGATTTCGATTTGGATATCAACATGGGTAGAGAATGGCTCGGTGGTGATATGAATTTTACTATAGTGGTATATAAAGTTGACAGAACCAAAACAGTCCAAGATGATGTTTACGGGGAAGTACTCCAAGACGGTATTCAGTTTTTGGCTCCAGTTTCAATCACCGCCTATGTTAAAATTGAGGAAGCGTCTGAAAACTTTTTAGGTAATAGTAAAATAATTCAGAACGAACCAGGTGTTTTAAGGTTTCATGTTTACAAAAAAGATTTGGCTCAATTGGGTCTAAACATCGAATTGGGGGACTACATCGGTTATTGGATAACCGAGAATCAGGCTCGGTATTACTCTATTGTGGATGCAGGTATTCCCGATTATGACAATAAACACACTTATGGAGGTTATAAATCATTTTATTATTCCTACACTGCAACTCCTGTGAGTGAAAACGAGTTTAGAGGTATATAATGGCATTCCCAAAGAAAGTAATACCCACGATAAATCTCAAGCCTGAAAAAATCTTATTGGCTCGTAGAGAAGAACTGCTTCAAGATATAAAAGAAGATGGAACTTATTTACCTAAAACTCTTCTTCATCCCCAACTTGATAGAGGGTTTTTAGATTTTGTAGTCAATGATTTGAAAACGGTCGTGTCAGGAAAGATTGTTCCTGTAGTGGATATTATCATTACAACTCAAAACTGGGCTCAGTTTACTGAGACATGGAATTTCCAAGACTTGAATGGTAACCCTACCCTTCCTTTTATAACTGTTGTCAGGAGTCCTGAAGTGAAATATGGAAATAATCCTGCAATAATTTATAATATTCCTAATCGTAAGGAATATTTTTATGCGGCTGTCCCAACTTGGAATGGTAATATAAAGGGGATGGACATTTACAAAATTCCTCAGCCAGTTCCTGTTGATATTACGTATAGTGTGAAGATTATGTGTAATAGAATGAGGGAATTAAATGAGTTCAACAAAAATGTTATTCAGACTTTCGCCTCTCGTCAAGCATATCGTCAAATCGAGGGGCACTATATTCCAATTATTTTGACAAACATTTCTGATGAATCACAGATGGATATTGGAAAGAGAAAGTTTTACATTCAAAGTTATGAATTTACTATGATGGGATTTCTTTTGGATGAAGAAGAATTTGAAGTAGCCCCCGCAGTTTCAAGAGTGTTTAATTCCTTTGAAGTAAATATTTCTTCTAAACCACCTCGTAGAAAACAGTATCCCGAGAACAAAGATACCTTTGATAAGAATTTAGTTTTTTCTCCAAGTGAGACAACTAAAAGTTTGGTTGCCGATTACACAGGAGATTTTACTCTTTTGGGTTCTATCAATGTATCAAGTTATGATGTTTATATTAACGGGGATTTTTATGGGACGGATATTGAGGTAATCCAAGTAAACACAAATGATACTCTTCTATTTGAAATTACTCAGGACAATCCGTCCGAAGAAAGTTCGTTATTATACGGAATTAAATTACTCATTTGATTCACCGTATATATCTGTTTCTCCTTTACAATTTTCCCTGATTAGATTTTCCAAAAATTTATACATTACAATTCCTTTTCTATCACAATATGTTTTAAGAATATTGTGTGTTTGTAATGATATCTTAAGGTTTTTAATTTCTTTGGCCATAAGTAGAAAAAAGGCAGAAAATAAGGCGCCCATTTTATAAATAGACTGCAAGAAGTAAAGTTTTTACTTTTTTTCTGAATATTTATGTATACAAAATAAAATTTTTATTGAACATAAAAAATGGCAGTATCTAATAAAATATTCGTATCACCAGGTGTATACACTTCTGAAAGGGACTTGAGTTTCGTAGCTCAAAGTGTGGGTGTAACCACTCTTGGATTGGTAGGAGAAACATTAACAGGACCAGCATTCGAACCTGTGTTTATCACAAACTATGACGAATTCGAAGCGTTTTTCGGAGGAACAATCCCTGAAAAATTTGTAAACACACAAATCCCTAAATACGAATTGGCTTATATTGCCAAATCATACCTTCAACAATCTAACCAATTATTCGTAACAAGAGTTCTTGGTCTTTCAGGTTATGATGCTGGTCCATCTTGGACTATAACTACTGTTGCTAACCCCGATGGTACTACAATTGTTTTAACGGGTGTAGAAACTGATTTCACCATCAACTTTAGTGCGTGTACTGGAGATACTTCTGTTACATATTTAACTTCTATCCCATCGGCATTTTCTTCGGTGTTCTCTACACCCTATACTCAAAATGATGGTTCCTCAACTACGATTGCGGCAGATTTTGATAATCAGATTCTTGATATTGTAGATGTTAATTCTTTGTCCGCAACTTCTGTATACTATTATGGTACAATCGCTGACGGTTCTTACAATGACATTTCGTCAACTTACACAGATGAAACGAACGTTTATAGTTGTTCTGGTGTTACTGAATCTGTTGCGGATTACACCTCTCCAAATAATGACGCGTGGTATTACTCGTTGTTTACACCAACTACAGGGGATGAGTATTCAGGTATATCCATGTTCTCAGTTGTGAATACTTTAGATGATTTGGGTTCAGGATGTTTTTCGGGAACTGTCTCAGGAACCGTATTCAACTACTCGGGTCTTACTTACGATGGTTGGAACGACTTGGTAGTTGCTACTCTACGTTCAAGAGGTATTGCTACTTATGGTACAGGTAGTGATGGCCCTGTATACACGGTTTCTGGTTTAACTAGTGTTCAGATGAATTGTTCGGGAACATATTCTGCGGTAACACAAAATCCTTTCGCAACATTTGCAATTTCCGGTTCCACTGCCGCCGGCGCAGATTTTGAATTTGTTACATCTATGAATAGTGGGGATGCTAATTATCTTACTAAAGTATTTGGTATATCCAATTTTGCTAAACCTAGAGTTGAGGTTCCCCTTTTCGTGGAAGAACAATTCCAAAATATGTTGAACTACGGATATAATAAGGGTTATGTGAGAGGTTTGAATTGTGACTTGGTTGCACTTCCTGGTTTGAGATACACTAATACCACAGACACTATCGCATACTATTTGGAAAAATATCAATCCCCTGATTCTCCATGGGTTGTTTCACAACTTCGTGGTAGTCAGGTAGACAGACTTTTCAAGGTTATTTCGATAGCTGATGGTGATAGTGCAAATGCTCAAATTAAATTATCAATTACCAATATCTCTTTCAACAATTTGACTTTTGACTTAGGTGTAAGAAGTTTCTACGACACAGATTCTAACCCTGTCTTTTTAGAAAAGTTCACAAATTGTTCTATGAATCCTGCAAACAACAACTATGTTGGTGTTCAAGTTGGTACTTCCGACGGAGAGTATGCTTTGAATTCGAAATACATTATGTTGGAACTTAACGAGAACGCTGCTGTTGATTCTCTTCCTTGTGGTTTTGAAGGATACGTTATGAGACAATATGCGAATGCAACACCACCTTTCCCTGTTTATAAAACATCTTACAATTATCCTGGAGAAATTATTTATAACCCTCCTTTTGGTACTACAGCTGGCGATAACTCGGTTCAATCAAGTGGTGATAGAGTTAGAACTACCTACTTAGGTATTTCTTCACAGATTGGTTATGACCCAGATTTTTACATGTATAAGGGTAAACAAAAACCACTTAATTTGTGTGTTGAGACTGATGCATTACCTTGGGATTACATTACCGAAGGTTTCCATATGGACTCAGGAGCTACTGTAGTTACTATTGCATATGGACCAACGGCAGGTAGTCCAGCTTTTGAATGTGGAGATGCTACTTTCCAATCCGACCCTGATTCTCCAGCGAACCCATATTACCAAATTCAGGCTAGAAAATTCACTTTCTTGTTACAGAATGGTTTTGATGGTTGGGACATTTATCGTGAATATAGAACAAACACTAATAACTTTGTAATTGGAGGTTCTGGTTATCAAAAAGGAGCTTGTCCTACAACGAGATATCCGGCGGCAACTGGATGGGGTGCGTTCAAACCGATTGCGGTTGATAACTTTACTGAGTTCGCGAACACTGACTATTACGCTTATCTATTGGGTATTGCAACCTTCAATAATCCTGAAGCGGTAAATATTAACGTGTTTGCAACTCCTGGAATTGATTTTGTGAACAATGACAACTTGGTTGAAGAGGCAATTTCTATGGTAACTTTCCAAAGAGCGGATTCAATTTATATTGTCACCACACCTGACTGTAATGTTTATGTACCTACCACTACAGATAATTTAATTCTTCCAACACAAATTGTTGATGAATTAGACCAAACAGGTATCGATTCGAACTATACCGCGACTTACTACCCTTGGATTTTAGTTAGAGATACTGTAAATAATACACAAATTTACATACCACCTACCAACGAAGTTTGTAGAAACTTAGCTTTAACAGATAACGTTTCATTCCCTTGGTTCGCTACTGCTGGATATACAAGAGGTTTGGTAAACGCTGTTAAAGCACGTATCAAACTGACTCAAGAAGAAAGAGATACTCTTTATCAGGGTCGTATCAATCCTATTGCAACGTTCTCGGATGTTGGCACAGTAATTTGGGGTAACAAAACTCTTCAAATTGCGGATACAGCTCTAAACCGTTTGAATGTTAGACGTTTATTGTTACAAGCTCGTAAATTGATTTCAGCTGTGGCTGTAAGATTGTTGTTTGAACAAAATGATGCTAAAGTTCGTCAGGACTTCTTGGATTCTGTTAATCCTATTCTTGACGCTATCAGACGTGACCGTGGTCTTTACGATTTCCGTGTTACAGTAAGTAATTCTCCTGAAGATTTGGATAGAAACACCATGTCAGGTAAAATATACTTGAAACCAACGAAGGCTCT